AGTTGATCGAAGTTCGGATTACTTAGCTTGGCTAATTATCCTAAACCTTCATTACTTGGTTTTTGTTCTGAATTTTCTCAAAAATCCAAAGGTCTAAACCAGACCTTTTATTTTAGAATTTTCAGGGTTTTACATACTGTTTAATCTTCAATTATCAAGGTTCGTTGTTGCTAACTTCTTCAGCAGCAACTCTGATATATTATCATAAGTATTTGCTTTTGTCAACAACTTTTTTATTTATTTTTCTTTTTTAAAAATGTCAACATTAAATTCGACATTTTTTCATGTTTTTATCGTTTTGCCGTTTTGCACAATACGTAGCCTGTTTTATTGTATATTTTCACTTTTAGGCAGCGCAATAGTAAGGCTGCCACTGCTGCCAGCCTCTCACGCTCCCTATTTCCGTTCTTATGCAAGCTGCTTTACCTCTTCCTCGAATAGTTCCCCTGCTGAATGATAGCCATGTATTTTGCGTGGGTATCCGTTTATCCAGTTCTCTATACTCTCTACCTCTTCCTCTGTCCTGTCGTCAAAATTTGTGCCTTTCGGTATCTTCCGGCGTATCATCTTATTTGTTACCTCATTTGTGCCACGCTCCCAACTGCTGTACGGGTGGCAGTAATATACCTTTGTCCGCTTTTCTCCCTCGTTGATAATAGAACGCTGTAAGCCCTCTGCATCTGCAAACTCGCTGCCGTTGTCTACTGTGATTGTCTTAAATACCCGCTTAAACATATCAGCGCCCCATTTTCTTTCTAATCTATCCAGTGCCGCTACTACTGCCTCGTCTGTATGGTCTGGCAGTTTAAATATAATCTCGTTTCTGGTTTTCCGCTCTGTCAGTACCAGCAACGTATTTTTTGACTTTCCCCGCTTACCTAAAACGCTGTCCATTTCCCAGTTGCCGAACTCTTCCCGTGTATCTATCTCTTTCGGGCGTTTGTCTATACTCTCTCCTGCTGCCGCTCTTTTCTGTTGCCTCTGTACTTTCTTATAATTTCTCTTCTTATTCTTCTTTACTGGCAAATTCTTATTAGACAACTTAAGGAAAATACCCTTATCAATGTAGCTGTATAAGGTCGTTACGCATACTGTTACGGAAAAGTCCCCCTCTTTCCCCTGTGCTTTCAATTCTCCCAGTACCGCAGCTGGGCTGTAATCTTCATTTACTATTTTATCCTCTATATAATTTGCGTATGCAATATCGTTTCCTATTTTAAGCTGTGTACCCCTTGCCTTTAAATTTTCCTCTGCTTTCATTTGTGCCTTGTTTGGGCTATAACTTAATGTTTCTGTATAGTCGCTATTTCTGTGCATATATTCCCCTCGCTTAAGCTCATTGTATATAGTGCTGCGGTGTACGCCCAGCTGTTCTGCTATCTCTATCACGCTATGCCCTGCTTTTTTCAATGCCTCAATACTTATACGGTCTGTCCATGTCAGCTGTCGGCTGCCTTTCTTATTCGCCATTTCTGCTACCTCTCTTTCGTTCCTGTTCTTTCCCCATATACGACGAAAAGCCGCAAACTTTTTTACAAGTCTGCGGCTTATGCCTTTACCTATTTACAACACTTTTTACAAGCGGTGTATTTCTTCCTTGCTTGGCTTAGCGGTATTCTCTTTGGGTTTTTCATTCCCGAACAGTTAGGCTTACTATGGTATTTTTTGTTGCTACGGTCTACATATACTGTAGTTTCTCCCGTATGCTGGCTTACGCTGGGCGTTGCGTCCTCGATTACGTCAAGCTCTATATTGCACCCGAACGTCTGTACCCCCCCCCCAGAAATTTCCAGTATTTCTGCGGTGTAGCGGGCTTTCGGGTACTTTCTCGCTAAGTCCCCCGCTAGCTCTGCCGATAGATTGCCTATTACCTTATCGCACCACTTTACGTATGCGGCAGGCTCTCCGTTGTATGTATACTTTTCTACTGTAATATCTTCACTGCCGGACATTCTGCTTAAAATATCCTGCCTGTTTTCTCCGTCCTCATTATTAAACGTCACGCCTACTACTTTCGTTCTGATTGTATCTAAAATTCTGCCACCAGATACAGCGGCAGGCGCTGGCGTTCTGTTTCCGTTCTCTTTTCCTGCTCTTTTCTTTTTTAGTCCAAAATAGGCGCATACTGCCGCAACCACAATGCAGCCCACCCCGCCTGTTATATTTCCAGACGGCAGCGCCGTTAAGCCACTTACCGCAAATAATGCAGTCGCTGCCAATAAAATTACCTTTTTCTTTGTCATAGTAAGCCCTCGCTTTCGTTTCTACTTCAATTCTAAAATTTCATCAGCAGAGGCGTTAAGCTCTCTGCAAATTTTCGCCAGTGTTATTGCGTTTGGCGTAAGCTCGTTGTTTTCCCAGCGGCTTATATCTTTCTGGTATACTTGCAGGCGCTCTGCAAGTTCCTTTTGCGTCACGCCTGCCGCTTTTCTCGCTGTTTTAATGTTTTCGCCTAAATTCATGCCTTACCTCTCTTTTCTCTTGCCCTCAAAATGAAAGCAACCAGCAGCTTTACCAGTCCTACTGCTACTAAAAATACTCCTAATTTTAAAAGCATACTCTTTACTCGGCTTTGGGTTTGTGTTATATTTCTTATAGGCGGCGGGCTTATCGCCCGCCTGTTGGTTAGGGCTTTCGCCCTAACCTATGTACTTACCAATTATGATAAGTATTATGCCTATGATTAAGTCTATCACTGCACTGATTGCCAATTCTTGCCAGTTGATAGGCTTTTTCTTTTGTTTCTTTTTCTTACCCATTGTGCCGTTTCTCCTTTCCAGTGGCTTTGCCTCTTATTTGTTCTTATCTCCTTTCCATGATTTTATTATATACCTTTTTCGGTATATTGTCAACACTTTTGTATAGCTTTCTAAGAAAATTGCAAAAAAATAGAGGGCAGACAGCAAACCGCCCACCCTCGAAAACTTAAGCTAATCTTGTGGCATAATCTAAGCTAATCCAGCCTGCGCCACTCTTCAAGCGTCCCCAGCCTGCGCTTGCGCCCTGTCCGGCTTTCACTTCCACAATGGTAAATACTCCCTTTCCTGTGGTTTCTCCTGTCTTTGCATAGTTCGTGCCTGCTCCCGTTCTGATATTAAGGTCTAAAATATCCACCTGTACGCTAAACGGAACGCCTGCGCTTGCCTGCTGCCCCGCTGCGGTATATACCGCCTTGCCGTTATCATCATATACAGTATAACCCGCCTTGCAAGCGCTCTTTGCATTTTCCAGCGACGTAAACGCCCCCAGCTGGCTTGCTGCGTCCGTCCAGCTCTTGCGCACTCTGTAATACTTTGTACCGTTTCCTGCTGCATACTTTTTATAGTATCCCTCGCCGTACTCTGCACGCTTTTTCTTTACTGTTTCGCTCTGGTCTGCTGGCTTTTCATATCCAGTAAGAACGGCATCAGATGCAGCACGCACGCTGCCCGCCTTTTTCAGTGCGTCCATTACTGCTGTGTATCCCTGCAATTCTTCCCATAAAAAGCCCAGCTGCATATTAAGGTCTGCAATGGATACGCCCGCCTGTTTTGCATGATTAAGCAACGCCTGCTTTCTGCTCCAATACGTCCACTGCGCCAGCCCATAGCCTGCACTGTCCTTTACAAAATTGCCATAGCTGCCATTATCCACCGCTGCTGTATATTCTGCGTCCGTCTTACCCAGCTTATTGTTATAGGTGTTCTGTAAGTTGTTCGGCATAAGCCCGCTTTCAGCGTACAGATTACCCATAATACCAGCCACGGCATAAGCATTTAAGCCCTTGCCTGTAAGAAAATCCCAGATTGTTTTTTCATTACTTCCCTGCGGCGTTTCTGCCTGTCCGCTGATTTTACGCTTAAACTCGTCCCATGTGTGGGCGCTGGTGTTATATACATACGGGTTAGGGCAAATCTTGCCCGTTACGTCGTAATGTCTGATTACATGAGATGCAGGCACGCCGTATTTATTCATAAGGTAACGGGTAAGCTCTGCCGCTGCCTCTACTGTTGCGTCCTCAAAATACCAGTCTTTATCTGTTGCGCCCATGCTCTTTGTGTTTTTCTTCCTTACGCACATTTCAATACCGATACTATTAGCGTTTCGGCACTCTGCGTGCTTATAGCTCGACGCTCCGCAATGCCACGCTATATTAGCGTCCTCTACGCACTGCCATACCTCGCCGTTAAATCCTACAAAGTAATGCGCCGACGCATTTCTATTGCCGCCGCCATAATATCGGCAGTTGTCCTCTGCGCCGCCCAGTGCGCCTACATAATGGATAACAATATACTTAATTCTGGAAACGCTGCCCTTATTGAAATTGTACTTACTTATCTTTCTGTTAATGTTCATATTTCCTGCCTTTCCGCATACAAAATAAGCGCCTGCGGTGTCCCGCAAGCGCTCTTTGCTGCTATATCCTTATTATTCTTATCTTTCCTGTGTTCTGTGTTCCTCTACGCTGCCTGTGGTGCTGTCCCCGTCCAGTTCGTCTGTGTCCGGCAACTCGTCCGTATACTTTGCCAGAAACTCCCGCACCTTTTCCCATACCTTTTTTACGGGCAGCCCGCATAATGCCATATTCTTAAAAATACTCACTACCTCATAGGCAATGTAAAGCAATGCGAAAAATTCAGCCACGCCCACGGTATCAAGCCCTAAATATGTACGTGCCTGCTCCGGTATAAATCCGATTAAGTTAATCTTAATCAGTACGTCGATTGCCAGCATGAATACCAGAGAAATAAGCATACCTACTTTTCTGATAGCTCCGTCAATGCCTGCGCAGCTGTTAAATTTCTTCTCTTTGATTGCACGCAGCACGCCAAAAACCGTGTCGCACACAATCGCCAATACTACCAGCTGGATAATTTTGTTATGTGCCGCCGCCTCAATAAATTCTGTAATAGTCATGTTCATAAATCCTGCCTTTCTCTTAATTGCAAATCTTTTGCCCGCTCTTTCAGCTCTACGCCGTCGTAGCCTGCTGTCTGCTCCCAGCTTTCCAGAGTGGCTATTAAATCAGCAATAAGCCTGCTTTGCTTTTCTATGGTTTCCTGTTGTTCTTGTACTACCCTTAATAAATTGCTACTCATGTACTCGCTCCTGCATTTTGCCGCTTAAGCAGCCTTTTCTATGGCTGCCTCTGCCAGCGTTTCTATTTTCTTTCGTAGGTTATAGCTGTCGGCATGTCCTGCGTGTCCCGTCCAGCTCTGTATACTCTTTTGTAACTGCTCTTTTGTGATTTTCCCGCTCTCGCACTTCTTGATAGTACGCTTTATGCGCTTTATGCTGTCCTTTCGTACTTTCCTGTGCGTTGCCCTGTGTTTGTAGCCTACAAAGTCTATACCGTTCTTTGCTGCCAGTATGGTAGTTTTCGGGTTAAACTCTAACTTAAGCTCTTCCCGTAAGAATTGCTCTATCCGTGCAAGCCAGCTGCGCAGCTGTTCCTTGTCTGGGCTTAATATTACAAAGTCGTCCATATATCGTATGTACGCCTCTACGCCCAGCTCATGCTTAATAAACTGGTCTAATGCGTCCAGATAGATATTTGCAAATAACTGACTGGTAAGGTTTCCTACTGGTATCCCTACGCCGTCCGGCATATTGCCGTTGTGGTCTATTATCCTGTCCAGCAATGCCAGTACCCCAGCGTCTTTTATAACCTTACGTATTTCAGTTTTTAATACCGCATGGTCTATGCTCTGGAAATAGTGGTGTATATCTGCCTTGATAGCATAAAGCGGCTGGTCTGGGTGGTATTTGTTCCACTCATACAGCCACTCTTTTAGCGTATCAGACGCAGCGTGCATACCTTTACCTTTCCGGCAGGCGTAAGACTGCGATATAAACCTCTTATCAAATATAGGCTCTAACACGTTGTTTATGGCGTGCTGTACCACCCTGTCATAGAACGGCAGCGCCATTATCTGCCGCTCTTTCGGTTCGTACACCTTAAAGTAATGGTATTCGCTCGGCTCATAGGCAAGGTTTAGAATATCTTCCCGCACCTTGTCTAAGTTTTCCTCTTTGTCTTTCGTAAAAATCAGTACGTCTTTTCTGTGGCGTTTACACTTTCTGGCTTTGTTATAGGCTTTCTGTACGTTTCCATAGTCGCCCATAGCCTCTAAAAGCGTAATGCGCCGCCCGTCCTTATCGGTAATGTATCCTACTCTCTTCAAGTATTAAGCTCCTGCCTTTCGCCGTAGCTACTAACCAGCAGCCGTATTTTTTCTCTTTGCCTCACGGCGGGACAGCCGCTCTGACTATAGGATATTAAACACTCGGTCTTATCCCTTTCTAAGTCCTTGCCAGTATTCCGTAGAACTCTGTGCCTGTAATGTTCTCACTAAGTCACACGCCCCACGAGCGCCAATGTTCGTATTGACATTCCACGGGTAATTGTTGCAATTCACGGCACGAGCGCCGCAATTCGCCCCATTGTTCCAGTTGCCGCCCGCTATCAGCGCCGCCAGAGGCTGTAAGTAAGCAGCTGCCCCATATCCTGCTATTTTCTGGTCTTTACCTCTTCTATCAGTTCGCCCAGCATAACGCCTATTTCTTTCAGCTTGCGGCAGCTCTCGCCGTAGTGCCGTGCGTTCATGGCGCTATATTTCAAATCATGCGCCAGCCGCAGCAATTCTTTACTTTCCTGCAATGCCGTATCCACCGTGTATAAATGGCTTTTCGTTGTGGCGTTGCTGGCATATTGCAGGCGGTTTGCTGAAAAGAAAATAGCATTACCGCAAGCTCTTTCTCTCTCGGTAAAACTCATATTTGTCATAACAAGCGATAACTGTATTGCAAACGGTTCTATTTTCCCCTCGTAGTAAGCATTCCACGTATTTTCATCAAATTTATTTTGTAAAATATCCATGTTTGTACCAAAATGCGTGCATACATTTTCCTGTATATTCTGCATCTGCAATGCGTTTGGCGTGTATGGTTTGCTCTCTACCTGTTTCAGCTCACTAAACTTGTTATCATAAATTATCATGCCGCTATCGTTGTCTGCGCTTAAGTTATCCTCGGTAAAACGCTGTCGCTCTTTCTTTATATCCTCTGGTTTCAACATATTTGCCACTTTTGCCAGAAAGCGGATATTTGCAGAATTTTTGACAGCGTTTATAATTCCCTCGTTTTGCGTATGTATCAGTTGCATTGTTGGCTTAAGTGTTCTGTTGTCCTCTCCGAAAAGGTCGTCTGTGTATTCAAAGTCTGTCATAATGCCTACACGTTCAAACTCTATAGCTCCATGCTCGCCATTTGCAAACAGATACCGTAAATACACCTGCCCTGCTGCCTCTACGACTTCGCAGCGTTGCGCTCTCAATGGATACCAGCCACAAAGCCGCCCGTACTCGTCCTCGATAGGTATAATAAAAGCGGTGTGTTCCACCGCTACATACGTTGCCAGACGCTTAATAAATTTTGTTGTGTCCATAAAATAGTTGGGCTTATGCTGTAGTGTCTTTTCCAGTGACTTAAGGGCGCTGCCCTCAATCTCCGGCTTAAGTTTACTGCAATGTGTCGCAAAGCTGTTTACTGCCGTTCTGGTTAAATCCATTTCATATACGCCGCCGTTATAACTGGTAAACGTCGGGCTGTATCCGTTCAGCATTTTAAAATAGCTGTCGATATATCGCAGCTCTTTACCATGAAAAAGATAATCTAAAAATTTCATGCCGTTTACTCTCCTTTCTATGCGGCATTTTTAAGCAGCTCGCCGCACTCTTCCCAGTATTTCTGCCGCACGGTCATTGCATCTATGACAGATACAAAGCCGTCGATATGCGCCCGCTGCTCGATTTTTATAGGTCTGAATTTTCTTGTTTCCATGTTGTGCTTAAGCGCAACATTTAAGAAATGTGTCTTTAGTAAATTGTTGTCGGCTATCTTAAAATCGCCGTCTTTTATGATGCCCTCAAACTCCCTTATAACTGGTGTAAGGTTTTCGCCTTGGTAAACGTCGTCCATGTGAAAACCATAATTTGCCATATCGGTAATAAGGTACTGAGCGCTGTATCTGTCGTAGCCGATTTTTAAAGGTCGTATGCCGTAATCTTCCAGTAACATAGTAAACCAGTCGTAAACGTCGTGGTAGTCTACGTAATTCTCGCCGCTTAAGGTTATCAGCCCCTTTTTAACAAATATGTCATACGGCACGCCGTCCGTAGCCTGTAAGTATTCCAGCCTGCCCCGTGGCATAAAGAACTGTGTAAACGCATACAGTGTACCGTCTTTCTGAATAACCACACTGGCTGCCGTTAAGTCCGTTGTCTGGCTTAAGTCGATACCGCCCACTGCGTAGCAGTCCCTAAAGTCCTCTAAGGTCTTTTCTACTCCGGCGTTCTCTACTGTCTGATATTCCAGCCATGCAATAGAGCTGTTCTGCTTGATATTGCAATACTTTGTAAGGAACTCTGCTTTTTTACTTAAGCTGCCCTCTGCTACGGCTATCTCGTCCATAAAGAAACTTTCTTTTACGGATACGCCCATGTTAGGGTTAGCCTTTTTCAGTTCGTCTATGTCGTTCCACTTCTCCACATCATCAATCATGTAAAGGAATGGTAATAGCCTGCGCTCTTTGCTGTTTCCTTTCAAGAAACTTGTGCTACGTTTCATTAGTTCATCATAAATACTGTCGTTGATATATCCGGCAGTGCTTATGCTCAATATCATAGGTTGAGTACGTGCGCCTAAAGCGGATTTCATAACCTCATACTGCTTTAGTCCAGCGTCCCCGCTCCATGCTGCCATTTCATCACATACCACAAGCTGCGGGTTAAATCCGTCTGACTTCTTGGCATTAAAAGCAATCGGTTTTATTACCGTGTTGCTCTCCGCAATATAAATATCGCTGCGCCGTTTCTTTGCCAGCTCCGCTAACTCGTCCTCTGCCTGTACCATTTGATAAAATCCGTCATACACCAGCGCCGCTTGGTCTAATTTCGGCGCTAAGCAGTATATTTCTTGTCCATACTCCGGCTCTAAGTACGCCATATATGCAATAATCGCAGATGCAAATAAACTTTTTCCGTTTTTTCTGCCAATTACAATAAAAATTTCACGGAAAATACGTATTTTTTCTGCGTCCTGTATGCCAAAAATAACAGAAACTATGGCTTTCTGCCATAGCTCCAACTTGATTAAATCATTACGTCCCTTGCTGTGGTGGCAAAAGTTCTCTATGAACCGTATAGCCTTATTCGCAGCCTTTGCATTAAAAAAATACTCCTGCTTTTGCAGCCCGTTTATAATGATTTCGTATATTTTCTTTATCCATTTTCCCGCTATGATTTCGCCGCTTGTAATCTTTGCGTGGTACTCATAGATATAATTTCGATAAGGCGGCAATATTGCTTACTCTTCCCGCAAAGCCGCCAGCCTGCTTGTCTTTCGTTTCGCAGCTGGTACTAATTCCGTAAGCTGCTTAATCACTGCTGCATAGTTCTTACTAAGCGCTATGTAAGTTTCTGCCTCTGGGCTTTTCTTTGTTCCCCACTGGTTCTGCCCGTTCTGGTACTCACTCGTCCAGCCGTCTTTTTCAAGTTTCGCCTGCAAGTCGTCCAGCTCAATGCTCATAAATGCAGCCTTTTCTATCAGCGGCGTTACTAATTTTCTTTTGTTTTCGTCTAAGTCCTTGAAAATTCCCTTAAGTCTGGTCTTTTCGGTCTTTATCCTCTGTTCTTTGGTTTTCTCTTTCTTTGTTGCCATTCCTTTACCCCGCTTTCCATTCCTGCGCCGCACCACACCCCCTACACCACCCGTGCGCACGCCCGTAGGGTAATTTTAGGGTATCCCCATCGGTATTCGCCCCCTTTAATTATTTTTCTGATATGGGGGGAGTATGCCGCCGTTCTCGTCGAACCGATACCGCTTATGTCTCTCCTGTTTGTGGTGTTCCTTGTTGTGGCAGTCTTGGCACAACGCCTCTAAGTTATCCCAGCACAACGTAACGCTTATGTCGTTTATGTTCTCTCTGTTAAGCCAGCGCTTATGATGCACTATCTTTGCTGGTTGCCCGCAGCGTTCACAAATATAATCTTGTGACATTAAATAAGCGGCTCTGGTTTTTTCCCATGCCGCTGATAAATAAAAACTCTTAGCCCATGCTTTCATACTGTCCCCTCTCTTTCTTCATTCCCCAGCGCCCTAAGTTTCATGCGCTGGGTGGAGGCTAAAGAATGAATAGAAAAAGAGTAGGCAACTGCTGCCGCACATGGCTTAAGCTATCGCCTACTCATTTCATGCTACCATTGTATCTCTTTTGTTTTCCCATGTAAACACCACGTTTTTACCATGATATTACCCGCTGCTGCTCTGTTATCATTTCTCTTACTGGCACGCCTGCTGCTCTTAGCTGCTCGTATATACTCCTTATCTCGTGTCTAAACCATCCTACATACTGCATGGGTACTGGCTGATATTGCCGCCCCATAAATGGGTTATCTGCATACGCTGCCACCTGTGAAAACTCATATAGCAGCAGTGGCTTACTCTGGTCTAATAATAGCCGCAATATATATGCTGTCGTTCTTCCGTGTAGCCGTCCCTCTGGCGGCTGCCATATCCCAGTTATTATATATAACCTCTGCCACTCGTAAAGCTCAAATCCTAACGCCTGCTCTATATGCTTTATCAACCTGTCTGCCGCCTGCTGTTCTCTCGCTGTTTCCCGCTTTCTTTTTATCCATGCTTTTATTTTTTCAAACACTTACTTTACCCTCTCTTCGTCAATCCCCCACAATAATACTGACAGCTCGTTTATGATGCCCGTAACCCAGCGCCTCGGTGTGTTCTTTCCTGTGTCCAGTTCCTCTGCAATTTCCGCATAGTCCATACCCTGCACGAAATACATTTCAAAAGCCTTGTACTCTACGCCTCTGCCTGCTGCCTCTCTTCGACGCTCTATCTCTTCTACTGCCTTGTCTATATGTGCTGTCATTATCAATGTCTTAAAGCGTGTGCGTCTGATACTCTCTAAGTATGTACGCTGCTGCTCGTCCGTCATGCCCTTAAGCTCTAACTGCTGCCCGTCGCTTATGGCGTTCTCGATATGAAAAACCGCATCACGGTAACATTTCATAAGCGTAAAAGTGTTGTGGTATTTCTCTTTCTTCCTCTCCTGCTTTTCCTGTCGTTTCAGTTCCGTTATTGCAGCCTTTGCCTGTTTCTGCATCAGCTCTGTTAATTCGCTTTCATGCAGTTGTACCCAGCTTTCAGCCTCTGGCGGCATTTCTACCCCTGCCGCCGCTGTTGTCTTTGTTTCTTCCTGCTCCATGTTCTGTACCTCGCTTTCTGTTAATTAAACGGCAGCTCTTCGTCTGCTCCCTCTGGGATATTCATAAACCCGTCACTCTCCGGCAGCTGCTGCCCTCTCGCCTCTGCCTCTGCTTTGCTCTCTCCAAAGCCTACGCTATTTGCCACAACCTCTGTGTAATATACCTTACTGCCCGTGCGCTGGCTCTCGTAGCTGCCTGTTTTAATCTTGCCAGTAACCTCTGCCCTACTGCCTTTGCTTAACCATTTCTGCGCCCATTCCGCAGTACGTCCGAAACACTTAATATTTATAAAATCTGTGTCTTTCCCGTCGTCTACCGCAAGCGTAAAGCGGGTAATAGCTGTGCTATTGTCCTGACCGCCATATCTAAGCTCTGGCTCTCTTGTAAGCCGCCCTGTAAGTGATACGTTATTCATTCTCTCTGCCCCTCTCTTCCAGTTTGTCCAGCTTTGAAAATATAGCCAGCAATTCCAGTGCTATAATTCCCAGTAAAATATTAGTCATTTTCTACCGCCTCGCTTTCTTCTCTCAATCCCGCTGCCATATTGCTAAACGCCGCTGCTACGTTCTCGCATAATGTCGCCAGTGCTGGCTTTATACTCTGCACCCAGCTGTTAATAGCTGCCGTCAATGTTTCTGCTGCTGTTGGCAATGTTTTATTTATCTGTCTTGCCATTTTTCTTGCAAGCCTGCGCTGTTTTCGCTTGTCCAGCTCTAACGGCGGGTTTACTCCGTGCTTTTTCTTGTAGTTCTTTTTCCACTGTCTGTATTTCATTCCTTGCGCCCCTTTCTCCACATTTTATACGGCAGTAGCCATACTGGCGCTGTTATTATCAACGCCAGTTTTGCTACACATATCAGCATATATACCGCTATGTCTACTGCTGCCTGTCCAAATTCTTCCACTGCATTTACTATGCCGTCCATATACTCAAACATTTACTACCCCGTTTTCCTGCTTAATCTCAATATTTCTGCCGCCTCGCTGCTTTATAATTGCCTCTACGTGCAAGTATGCAGGCAGCATAACCACGCTGCCTGTTCGTAACTGATATTCTACGCTTTTCCTCATCTTCTCGTATTGCTCTGCCTTGCAAAATGCCGTACAACCCAGAATAATTGTAAATACCTGTGCTTTCTTCTTTTTCCGCTGCCGTCTATTCATGCTCTACCCCGCTTTCTGTGTCCGTTTCGGACACCTTACCCGTATAGTCTGTTACTCTGATACCCAGAATACAGTAGCCATCTGTAAGCCCTGTATAATCTTCCAGCATATAAATAATATCTGCATTAATCGTGCGCCCTGTATGCTTACCGTCCTTAAATTCCAGCATTTTAAGGCTGTCGCCCTGTTTATAGCCTCTGTCATTCTTCCGCAGCTCAAAGCCTTTTTTTCCACTTACTACGTCCTCGTAATAAGATGCCGCTATTTTTATCTCATGCTGCTTATGCTCTGTGTTTCCCTCGCTTGGCAGATGCTCCATTTTTTCTGCGTCTGCCCGCTCCTGCAATTTCTTCTTTGTCTGGCGGTCTATAGCGTCCTGCTCTTCGCTGTACCGCTGTTCGTCCGTCTTTTCAGCCTCTGCCTTGTTTATGTACTGGTCGCATTTCTGGCACGTTCCCGTTTTTACGTTGCAGTCCTTGTATTTCTGGCAGGAATAGCACAAAGACGTTATGCTTTCTGGGTGCGGTATCTCGTAATCGTCGCCCGCCTTTTTCTCGGCTACTTTTTCCGCTATCTCTTTTGCCCTTACGTTCTCGCCTGCTGCCGCTTTCTCTGCTATTTCTCTCTGCTCGTCCTCTCCCAGTTTTGCTGCCTCATACGCTGCTGTAATTCCTAATTTTCCCTCTTTCAGCTGCTCTTTAATCTCTGGCGTAGCATTGTTGTTGATTGCGTCCATTCTGGCTACGTTTGTGCTGCTTTCGTTTATCATAGCCGCCACTAAATCACGCATTTTGCCTTGTATCTCTAAGCCGTCCTCTTCCTTGGCTCTGATAAGTGCAGCTTTTGTGCGCTCTACTAATCTGGTTTTTTCATAGGCTGTAAGTTCCTGCGTATATCCGTTGCCCGCCAATAAGCGCAGCTCATACATTGCCTCGCTCATATCCATAAAGCGGTAAAGCACTTTCTCATACTCCTTATGCCCCCGCTCTAAGTTCAAAATATTTGCCGCATTACGTCTGTGTCCGTCGATTATACGGTATTCCCCATTTACTCTCGCCAATACTGTAGGCTGTTCCTGTCCTACGTGTAAAAAGCTGTCTGCCAGCTCTTCTATGTTCTCTAATTTCTGGTGTGTATTCTCCTGCGCTGCCTTTACCTCATAAGGGCTTAAATAAATCTCTTTGTATCCCTCTGTCTGTGCCTGTTGCCCTGCCGCTTTCGTCTTTGCGTTCAGAATGTCGTTAATGCCAAACTTTGCCATATTCTCTACCTCGCTTTCTTCTCTGTTCCCGTTCCCAGTCTTAAGCAGCCGCCGTTTTTATATGCCATGCACTTACTGCCGCTGCATCTTACAAACAAATTACGCACATTCCTTGCACCGTTCCTGTAATCTACCTGCATACTGCTTTTGAACGGGCAAAACCGTTTTTCTTTATCCATGCCCGCTACCTCTCTTTCCCTGTATACGCTGTTACAAATTTCTTGTATCCCTGCGCCGCTCCGCAGCATGGGCTATACTCATAAATCGGCTTACGCATGAAAGTATTTTCTGCTACTTTCTTGGAATACCGAATAATACCCAAAATATTAAAATCTGTCTTTTGTTCCAGCCACTCTACGCCTGCTGCCTCGCCGTCTGTGTTCTGGTATGACGTAATCAGCACGCCTGCCAGCTTTAATGCTGGGTTAAATGCCTTTGCGTCCTCTATCTGCTCTGTCACAATGTCCAGCCCCTCTAAAGCGTCCTCGTCCACCTTTACGGGTACTATTACCTCGTCCGTGATTGCCAGCGCATTTACAACATTAAGTCCAATATCCGGCGGGTTATCAATGATGCAGTAATCATACTTGCCGTATATGGTGCAATCTCCGTAATACTGCATCTTTGCATATACCAGTGCTTTATATCTCTCTATCTGGTTTTCGCTGTCCTCTTTGGTTAAATTCCATGTAGCCCCAAATAATGACATATTCGCCGTTACAATGTCGATACCCTCATACTCTGTATGCTGTATCAGCTCGTCTGCGTTTTCCCAGTCCCCAGCCAGTAGCCTTGTAACTGGTGCTACGTTCTCTGCATCATATCTGCTGTACGCCTTGCTTAAGTTTCCCTGCTTATCGTTGTCAATCAGCAGCACCTTATAACCTCGCCTGTAAAGCTCATACGCCATGTTTGCCGCTGTAAAGGTCTTGGCTACGCCGCCCTTTAAATTCAAAATGCTTATTGTTTTCATTCTTTGCCTCTCTTTCCTGCATCGCCCCTAACGCATGGTTACTGTTTCTTGTTCTTTTGTAAGCTCGTCTGAATGTAATAAATACTGCTCTATCAGCTGCGCTGCTGGCTGCCAGCCGTAGCAGACGGCGGTATAATAGCCCTGCTGCCGCAGATACTCTAACCACTCTTTCTGTTTCTTGGTCGTCGTGTTCTCGCCTGCCTTAAGCTCTATGTAAAGCCCATGATACCCAGCCCTTGCGGCTGGTAGCATAATGTCTGGCACGCCAGCCTTTACGCCCTGCCTCTTAAGCACCGCTGCTGTTGCTTTATCACGTTTGCCGCCGTTTGGCACATGATACATATATTGCAGTTCCGGCATAATCTCTGTTCTGTATGCAGCCCAGCTAAATAATGCCTCTTGATGCCCGCTTTCGTCGTCCAGTCTAAAGTTTCTCATTTTCTCGCCTCGCTCTCTGCTTAAATTCTACATACTGGCAAATTCTAAAAAGTAGCCCGTCCTTATGCGGCTTGCTGTTCTCTATCGCCAAAAGCGTTATTGTTTCCTCGCTTTGTAGTCCTGCATTTCCCAGTACGTCCCAGCGGCATATATCGTAGTATCTGCACCGCAGGCAGCAGCGCTTACAGTCCTTGCCTTTCTGGAATAACCAGTATTTAATTTTTTCTATCATGTTTTCTGCCCTTTCTGCTGCCGCTGTCTTTCCAGCTCTCTTGCTGTTCAAAAATAGCCGCCGCAATTCTAAACGCCAGATATGCTGCCACAATCAGCGCCAGCAGTCCGGCTATTATCAACACTGCTGCAATGGCAATGCCCTTGATTATCTGCATTTCAGCCCCCCCTATCTGTTATTTTTACTAAGGTGTATCTTAAATACCCATAGCCGTAATACTCTGGGCTGTGTACCCCCATGCTTACGCTGTTCTTGTCCACGTAATAGCCCTTTATTGCCTTTGGCTCTTTCTTGAAATACTCACGGTCTGAAATTATGTGATACTCTGGCTCTGGTCTTACTAAATTCTTGCTGCAATTCCAGCGCTTACCCTGTAATGCTCCGTCAGTACCCTTTTTGTGCGTTCCTGTGTACTTGATTAAATAGCTTGCCAGTTCTGCATAGTTGCCGCTGTCGTCCAGAGGGAATACCTTTACTCTGTTATGCCCCTCGTATGCCTTATACCAGCAGCGCTGTAAAATCTCTGTGTCAATTTTATTTACTACAAGGTGGTGATGCCTCGCACCTTTCTTGCCTATCTCCATAACGTGTATGTATTTGAACTCTAACCCTGCTTTTCTGTACTCCTTTCTGCACTCCCTCAAAAATACGTCTATGTCCTGCCGCATCTGCTCCGGCGTTCTGTCCGACTCTCCTTTCCTGCGGATATAGTCAAGCACTAAATGGTAGTCCCCATAGCCATAGTTTGCATTTATGAGTATCCTTAACTTTCTCTCTGCCTGTCTGGTGTTTACTTTCTCCTGCTCTTCTTTTGTTGGCTTTACCTTATCCCCTCTGCTGATACCTTTCTTTTTGTATCTGCTGGTAAAGTACCTCTCTATCTCTATCGTATTTCCCGCTTTTGTTACCCTCTCTACGTACGGCATATATCTACCTCTCTGTCGGTTCGTTAATACTTTTATCAAGTGTTAAAACGGGCTGCCTGCCCGTTAAATTTCTTGACTTTGCGCCATACATAGCTTATAATTTTTATAGTATTTCAAAGCTGTATAGCTTAGCGCCTATGGTGTTTCCCCACCGTAGGCGCTTTTATTTTTCATGTTTCCTGCCACTCTCTTATGCGGCTTAAGGCATACTCATAAGCCCGTTTATATGCAGCTGTGCAAGCGCTGGCGGTACAGCAGTTCTCATGCCCCATAAGGCTACATAATCTACGCTCGTAACAATGCTTGCACTTATGCAGCTTTGCGTAGTCGCTCGCTACCCGCTCCTGTCGCTTTTCCTCATATTCCAGATGCCGTTTAATCTGGTTTGCATCTATAACCGCAATTCCCAGCATATTTGCTGTATGTATTTCTCTGTCCATTCCCTCTGTTATGCCGTATTTCACACCAGCAATAACAAAATCGCAGCCTTTCAGCAGTGCAAGCCCCGCAGCCATGCCCCTTGCCCGCTCTTCCGGCTTTTTATCGTCCATGCACTGCGTCATATATAAATGTGGCGTAATGGGTGCTAAGCCCGCCTCTAACGCCTGCCGTGTCAGCTGCTGCGCATAATCTATGTTTCTGTCCAGCTCTGCGCCGTCTTTCGCCCTGTATGGGCTGCATATATAAACCTTTCTCATGCCTTTTTACCCGCTTTCTGTTGTGCCTCTGCCCGTGCCTGTTCATTTCCTGCCAGATATGCTGCTAAGCACATCAGCTCGTCTGCTCCCTTTTGGTCTATAAAATTACAATCAACGCAGCATTTACAATACCCCGTAATCTGTAAATATCTGTCGTATACTTCCTGTGGTGTCTGGCACTGCTTTAAGCTGTCCACCATGCCTGCAAGCTGCTGTATTGCCTTTATGCCTGCCTCGCCGCCCTTTCCGTGTATCCCTACTGTAATCTGCCGCATTTTTGTTGCGCCGTCTGCTCCTAAAATTGTTTTACTCTTCATTCTGTGCCTCGCTTTCTTCCTTAAACCCAGCCAAAAGCATAGTCATTGCATCTATCGCTGTATCAAAATGTTTTCCCAGCTCTGCTGCATCAATAAGCCCCTGCTTTGTGTTTCTTCCGTTCCCTTTTATTGCTTGCGTTTGCAAAATAGGTTTTAACTGGCTAAGCCCAGCTATGCTGTTCTCTAACTCTTCCTCACTCACGCAGATTTTTACATATCCCTTGCCGATATGTTCAACACTCATTTTCTTTCTCTTCCTTTCTTCTAATCAGCCGTACCGATACCTCATAAGCTGTGCGCTGTTCTCTTTCTCCTGTGGCTGCATCAAGCACCTTTTCATACTGGCGGCTCTGATACCGTCCCAGCAGCTCTACAGTGTCGCCCTGCTGCCACTGCGCCGCCTTGTCTGCCTGTTCCTGCCAGCAGATGCACGGTAAAAAGCAGCTGCCGCCTGTAAGCTCATTTCTTACCTTTACCGTAATATCAGTAATGCGCTTGCCTCTCGGTGTTTCTCTGTATGTTGGCTTATTCGCTATAACGCCTCTTACTGCTGCCTCGTCCTGCTCTACTGCCTTTTCCGATACCGTCACAAAATCTGCCAGAATATATACCAGCAGTCTACCGCTCTGGAAGTCCTTAAGCGTCTGCACCTTGCCTGTCAGTAAAAGCCTGCTGCCCTCTACAAATTCCTGCATAACGTCAAATTCTATGCCGTTGCAAGCCCTGTATGGTACGTCCTCTGCAAATACTACCGTTACCTCGTCCGGCACGCCGCTTGGTCTTACCGTTTCCAGCTTTGCCATATAACCACAAAACGGCAGCCCGCATAGCTGCTTAATTTCCTTAATCTGTGTAAGCGTTCCTACCAGTCCCGCTGCATTTCCCTTGATACCGCCACCTGTAAGCTCGTCCATGATTGCAGTATCTAAATCCCGTAAAAAATCTGGCTTTTTCTTTGTCATACTTCCTGCCCTTTCCTTTCTTATATGTAAATGGTGTAGTAAAGCGACATCTGCAAATCACTAAACTTATACTGTGCTGTCTGGTCTGGCTCTAATGGTTTCAAAAGCCCCAGCTCTTTCCAGCGTCTGTGCGTTATCTCCGGCACTGCTCTAAACTTCTTTACCTCATGCCCGCTGTATTTTCGGTATTCCTCGCTTATCTCATGGTCTGCAAACGGTTTGAACGCTGCCAGATACCCTACGTAAACCTCTGCTTTGCCCTCGATAATGCGCAGGCGGTCTGAACTCTCCAGCGTGCCTATAAATTCCTTTACTGTCACTGTCTGCCTCTCCTACTTCTCTGGCATTTCGTACAGCCTCGGTATTACTGCTGCAAACGGCTGTACGTCCATGCCGCCCCTTATTACAGCTGCACCGCCAGCCGTAAACAGATAGCTTACGCACGCTTTCTGTATCTCGTCCAGCACCTCTAAGCAGCGCTCTTTTGTGGCATACTCTCCAATTTCTTCTAAACACCCGTCACTTATGCAAATTACGTGGCGCTTTTTGTCTGCCTCTGCGCCGCCTCTCTTTTTCTTTATGTCCTCGTACTCTCCATACTCTACGCAGGCGTAATTACCGCCCAGTCTATACAGCTTTTCTTTATTCTGACTGCGTATATATACCTCGCTCATTGCCTTTATCTCCTTGCCTCTAAGTTTTCCATTTCAGAAATGCAGTTTGACGGTATCAGCTCATAAGCTGCCGCCTCTATTTCTGTAAGCGCCTCTTTGTACTCAATGTATCCCCACGCCTGCCGTGCTATCTCTGGTACGTTCTGCCGTTCCTCAAAATTTTCTATATGTAAAATCTCGTTTCCCTGCGGCTTTGGAAATGTTCCCAGTGATAACGGGCGTAAAGGGCTGTAATATCTGTGGTTCATTCTCTCGCCCCGCTTTCCTCTTTATGTTCTTGGTAGCCCTCTAAGTAGCCTATTGCCTCTACGTCAATGTCCTTGCCGTCCTTACCGTCGTTATTTATCCGAATTTTGCCGTAGTAGGCATAAATACAACAGCCGTCATAGTCATATACTCTTATGCTGCCCTCTGTGGCTGCCTCTGGTGTTTCAATAACCAGCGGCTCTGCCTGCTGCATCTGTGCTGCTACCTGTTCGTCTGTTACTGGCTCGCTGTTCTTTCCTCTGTACCAGATAGCCAGCATAAACAAAATAATTGCCAGCACGCCTGCCGCTATAACGGCTGCGCACTGCATCAGTTTCTTAACTATCTGTCGTTTCTGTTTTCTCATAGTTTCAGCCTTTCTTTTTCCTCTTCCCAGTCAAAACTTGTGCAGGCTATGCAACGCTTGCAGCGTTCTATAGGCTCGTCGTCCCCGTCGCATGAAAATCCCAGACAAGCGCCGCCGTCCATTCCTGCTACGCCGCATTTTTTCTGCAAACTGCATTTTTTAATACGCTGCTTTATTCGGCACTCTTTACATATAACCCTTTGTCCAACTGTGCAGCCTTGCATAATACTTAGCCCATTCTCTGCTTACTCCTGTATCCTCTCTTTCCCAGCCTGTTACCCACTTGCCGCATACGTCGCAATGTACCTGCGTTGTTACTGTCCTTGTTATTCCCATGTCTGCCCCTTTTTGCCTCAAAATAGTAGTTATCTACTATCAGCATTTTTTTACTGAAAAGACACATAAGCCCCAGCGGTACGGTAATAACCGCTATTGTTATGTCGCCCTCTGTCGCCCATACTGCCAGCACGGTAACTGCCAGCATTGCAAGCCCGTAGGCTTTCTGCTTAATGAAATACCAACGGCTGGCTTTCTTTGCCTGCTCCCGCTGCCGCTCTGCTCTTTTTTTCTTACGCATATCTGCTATGGCATCTGCATAGCCTCTCTGGTATGCGTCATCTACTATCAATGCCTCTGCTGCCATTCTCTGCCTCTCTTCCTTTCGGCGGCGCTCTCTGTCTTTCCATGTGTGCCGCTCTCCTGTTCTGGCGTTTGGTTTTACCGTGCGGGCTGCTTTTCGCATTAAAAAGCAACTGAAAACCTGTTGACCGTCCACATACTTTCTGGCTGGTATGACCGCCGCTATTTTTCCACGGTATACAGATTGCAGCTATTAGCCTGCTGCCCTCTGCCGCAGGCTCGCCATGCCTGCTACACAATGTGCCGTGTGGGACTTGAACCCACGACTTGCCGCTTATGAGGCGGCTGCTCTAACCACTGAACTAGCGGCACTCATGGTACGGTTTTATCAACCGCACGCCTTTTCTAATAAAATGTTAAATACCCTGTCTTTTAAGGTCTGCATTTCTCCCCTAATTTTGCTTATTTCCTTGTCTTTTTCCTTTAGCTCCCTCTCTAATTCTGCTATCTTCTTTTCGTATTTCTCCTTTTCCTGCATTTCTATTACCTCGTTTGCATTTATTGTTTTTTCTCTTCCGTATTTACCATTCTTCTGTATGATTGCTGTGGGCGTTCATGGTCTTTTAATTTGACTGGCTCTATATTTTCCTCTATTGCTTTCTTAAGATATTTGAAAATGTGTGCTATTACGTCCACCGTCCAGCCATTTCCAATAGCTTTATATCTTTGTGTATTACTTACCCCCCTCTGTGTAATTGTCTGGCAGTGTCTGCAAACGCTCACACTCTAAAGGTGTTAGTATGTAATACTCTGTATCTGAATACTTTATATTTGTCGCACCCGAATTGCTTATATTCTGTGCAGTTGTTAAAGCTCTACTTTTTTGGTCTAATGTTTTAACTTGCGACCATGCTTTTTTATGTGCTAATGTTCCCTCTTCCTTTGCCATCATCCGCTTATAGCACTCGTACTCTTTTTTCTCTTCTCTTGGCTGTACTATATCTCTAAGAAAAATCCCCTTATCTTCTGGCTGCTTAATGTCTGGTATGTTTGTCCAGTACAGTCTTTTTCTTTCCTGTGCCGTTAATAGATTGGAATTTATATAAATAGGCTCTACACCCATAATGCCTGTAATTATGTCTTGGTTTTCTTTTGTCATGGTTGCGTTATTTTCCAATAAAAACCATTTTGCCTCTGTTTCGTACAAAGCCCTTACATAATCAAAAAACAGTCTACTTTCTTCTCCCTCTAACCCTTTTCTATTTCCGCAACTGCAAAGGTTCTGGCATGGGCTGCCACCAATTAAAATATCTATTTTTCCTTTGTACTTTGTAAAATCTTCCTTTGTTACGCCCCCCCCCCTCGTACGATTTCTGGATAATTCTTTTTACTAATTTCTATTGCATTATGTTCTATTTCGTAAGCTATGTATTTATCTACCTCTATTCCTGCTCTTTCAAGTGCTACCATTCCACAGCTTATCCCATCAAACAAACTCAAAACTGTTATACCCATGTTTTACTCCTTTCCTTATAATGCCTGCTGCCCCGCTGCCGCCGTGTAGGTTTTAAGTGTGGCGTTGCAGCGTTTGAACTCCCTATAAATTGTGTCTCTATGTGTTCCCAGCACCTCTGCAATATCGCTTACACTGCTGCCCTGCTTACTCATAGCCTCTATGGTCTGCCTGTCCTCGTAATGCAGACGCTTATACTTTCGTTTCGCCATGTTCTATGCTCCTTTCCGTCCTCATTCGCTTTTATGGTAAAAAAATAAGCGTGTCAGAGTTTTTACGCTCTGCACGCTCTTCTTTTCTGCTGTTTCCTATAAAAAAAGAAAATCGGCAGAGGCTTTATAACCTCTTGTCGATTTTCATTCTAAAACTTATCATTTTTTTGTATTTTTGTCCCAATTTTATTCTGATCATCTAACGAAGCTGGTCCATAGGGTCCTTTCCAAGGATACCCGGCTCTGTCATGGTGTATGGATTTAATACTGTATTTAACTGTTTTTCATCCATCAGTCCCTTTTCCAGGATCAGATCACGGACCTGTCTGCCGGTGCGCAGCGCTTCTTTTGCAATATTGGCAGCTGTCTCATACCCTACATAAGGACAGATCGCAGTAATAACACCGATACTGTTCTCCACCTGCTTACGGCAGTGTTCTTCATTTGCGGTAATTCCTACAATACAGTTATCTACCAGTGTATTAACGGCTGATGCCAGTGTTTCAAGAGACTCAAACAGGTTATAGAAAATGATCGGCTCAAAGGCATTTAATTCCAGCTGTCCTGCTTCCGCTGCCATGGTAATAGTCATATCATTTCCTATAATATTAAATGCAACCTGGTTTACAACCTCCGGGATGACCGGGTTGATCTTTCCTGGCATAATGGAAGAGCCGTTCTGTCTTGCAGGCAAATTGATCTCTCCAAAGCCGGTCCTTGGGCCGGATGACATAAGACGCAGGTCATTACACATCTTGGAAAGGTTCACTGCACAGTTTTTCACGATACCGGATACAGAAGCATAGCTGTCCAGGTTCTGGGTTGCATCGATCATGTCATAGGACTGCACCAGTTCTTCTCCTGTCAATGTGGACATGTTTTTAACTACTCTGTGGAAATACTGTACATCTGCGTTCAAGCCGGTTCCAATAGCAGTTCCGCCTAAGTTCAAGCAACGGATCTCTTCTTTTGCATTGTCAAAACGCTTGATATCGCGGCGGATCGCAGATGCATAGGCATGAAATTCCTGTCCTAAACGGATGGGCACCGCGTCCTGAAGCTGGGTCCTTCCCATTTTAATAACAGCGTCAAATTCCTTTGACTTATCCATTAATGCCTTTTCCAGACGTTTTAACTGCTCCTGGGCATTAGAGATCAGCTTTAAGGCTGCCATCTTGCCACAGGACGGGAATACATCGTTGGTAGACTGGCCGAAGTTTACATGGTCATTTGGATTTACCAGGCTGTAATCGCCCTTTTTGCCTCCTAAGATCTCAATGGCACGGTTTGCGATCACCTCATTGGCGTTCATATTCAGGGAAGTTCCTGCACCGCCCTGGATCGGGTCAACAATAAACTGGTCGTGAAGCTTCCCTGCTATGATCTCATCGCAGGCCTGTGTAATAGCAGAAGCACGCTTTTTATCCAGCTCTCCTACCTCAAAATTGGTAATAGCTGCTGCCTTTTTGATCTGGGCTACACTTTTGATCAGCTCCGGATGCATTTTTAAGCCTGTAATATAGAAATTTTCATGGGCACGCAGAGTCTGTACCCCATAATAAGCATCAATAGGTACTTCCTTTTCTCCAATAGAGTCGTGCTCTATGCGGTATTTCTTCTCTTCTGTTCCATTACCTTTTATTCCATTACTTCCTATTTCATTCATTCCATTATTCATGATCTCGCTCATGTCTTTCCTCCACATTTATCATACGTACATCAGTGACCGTTTTTTCGTTCTTTTGTACGCAATCATCCTCTTGACTCTACTATAGATCCAGGCTACAATATTTTCAAATACTTATAATTTCATACTTCTTATAGATAAATGTCTATAATACATTATCTGTATGAATACCAAGGACAAGGAGGACTCCCATGTTCCAGGGAATGCACTATGTTTATGAAGTTTACAAAGAAATGAGTTTTTCCAAAGCTGCACGAAATCTTTTTATCAGCCAGCCTTCCTTAAGTGCTGCAGTTAAAAAAGCAGAAAAACAGATCGGCTTTCCTATTTTTGACCGCAGTTCCAATCATATCCAGCTGACAGAACTGGGAAAAGAATACATACGTTCCATTGAGATCATCATGGATGTGGAAACTGGATTTCAGAATTATATTAATGATATGAAAGAATTAAAAAGCGGTACCATTGCCATTGGCGGCACTAATCTGTTTGCCTCTTATGTGCTCCCGCCTCTTTTATCCCGCTTTACAGAACAATATCCCCAGGTCCAGGTCGATCTGGTGGAAGCTACCACTTCCCAGCTGACAGACCGCCTTTTCTCCGGCTCCTTAGATCTGCTCATTGACAATAAAAACATGGATCCGGCTGTTTACCAGAAAAGTTTCTTCTGTGAAGAACACCTGCTGTTGGCTGTGCCCATCCGCCTGGCTATAAATGAAAAAATGAAAAATTATGCCCTTACAGCTTCCGATATAAGAGAAAACCGGCATCTAAACTCCCGGATCCCGCCGGTTCCCCTGGAAAATTTTCAAAATGAATCGTTTTTACTTTTAAAATCCGGAAATGATACCCGCTCCCGGGCAGACCGCATCTGCCATAATGCCCATGTTCTCCCCAAAATAAAACTGGAGCTGGACCAGCAGATCACTGCCTACAATCTGTCCCGGTATGGAATGGGGATCTCTTTCTGTTCTGATACCCTGGTGCGCCATGTTCCTGACGATGAAGGCCTGGTATACTACAAGCTGGATCATAAAGATGCTCTCCGGGAAGTGAATTTTTATTATAAACGGGGCCGCTATATGCCACGGGTAGTCAGTACATTTCTGGAAATGATCTAAAAGATGATTGTAATAAATAATCTGTAAAACGATCTGCGAGATGTACCGATCAATGATTGTTTCTTATCTATCATATCTATAACAGTTATAACCATTTGTCTATAGTTCAGTGACAGATCACAGTACTTGACACAAAAAAGGCTGCTGCAAAAGGATTTCTCCCTCTGCAGCAGCCTTTGGGACGCCTTATGCTTCCCTTACAGCCTGTTTCATTTCCTTTACATATTCCGCTACATAAGGAACGCAGTCTTTTCCATATTTTGCGATCCGTTTTACAACGGCACTTCCTACAATGGCTCCGTCTGACAGCCCAGCCATCTTCTTTGCCTGCTCCGGCTCAGAGATACCAAAACCTACTGCGCACGGAACATCGGTGACCGCACGGATCTGCTCTACTAAAGCACCGATATCTGTCTTGATCTCGCTTCTTACACCGGTAACACCTAAGGAAGATACTACATAGATAAATCCTGTCGCTTCTTTTGCTACCATTGCAATTCTGTGGTCAGAAGTTGGTGCGATCATGGAGATCAGGTCCAGACCATATTTCTTGCAGATCGGTTCAAATTCTTCTTTTTCCTCATATGGCACATCCGGAAGGATCAGACCGTTGATGCCGATCTCTGCAGCCTTGGAGATAAAACGCTCAGAGCCATAGGAAAATACTACATTTGCATAGGTCATAAACACAAGCGAGATCTTTACTGTCTTTCTGATACGGACAACCATATCAAAGATCTTATCTGTGGTAGTTCCTGCAGACAGTGCTCTTACATTTGCTTCCTGGATCACAGGTCCTTCTGCTGTCGGATCAGAAAACGGGATCCCCAGTTCGATCAGGTCTGCACCTGCCTCTGCCATAGCGCATACCAGTTTTTCAGTAGTCTCCAGATCCGGGTCTCCACAGGTTAAAAACGGAATAAATGCCTTGCCATCTTTAAATGCATCTCTTATCTTAGTCATAAATATTCTCCCCTCTGTAGCGTGCGATCGCTGCGCAGTCTTTGTCTCCTCTTCCGGAAATGTTGATAACGATGATCTGGCCTTTTCCCATAGTCGGCGCCAGTTTCTTTGCATAGGCAACTGCATGGGCAGACTCAATGGCAGGAATGATGCCTTCGGTTCTTGACAGGTATTCAAAAGCATCTACTGCTTCATCATCGGTTACAGGTACATAGGTTGCACGGCCGGTATCATGTAACATAGCATGTTCC